ATCACCAGCCGCATCAGAACCTAAGCGTATACTTTCTCCGTCTACATACTCCCAATCTAATCCGTTGGTGGCTGAAGAATCAGCGGTGACTACCTTCTTATTTGTTCCAACCGGGAGTCTTGTTTCAGAGTCAACCGTGTTATAAACAAGCAAGTCACCCTTGGTGGTTAGCCTGTCAGGCGCGAGAACATCTACCTTCTGCCATTCATTTGAGGAAGAGGAGTATTTTAAGTATTGGTCGTTTGTTGCAGCAGTTGCGCTGACAGCCTGTCCTTGTATCCCGGTTACTGAGACTGCGCCAGCATTTGTCATGGTTGCGTCACCAGACAGAGCAGCGGCAGTAAAGCCTGTACCGTCACCAATTAGTATTTCAGTATTAGCTACAGCCTTGTCTGATGGAACACCAGACGAACTAGCATCCCTTACCTTAACTGTGTTAGCCGCCATATCAGCTAACTTGGCATTGGTTACTCCACCATCCGTAACATTGACCGTAACCGTAGTGCTTGACGCCGCAGTATCAAGACCCGCTCCGCCAGCCACTGTGAGAGTATCACTATCGAGATCAATATCAATAGTGCCACTGTCAGTAGTGATATCCAAATCTTCCGCCGTAAGCTGCGTATCGACATACGCTTTAATCGACTGCTGCGTGGCGAGTTTGACAGCCGAGTCGGAGGACATATCATCTTCATCTTTTATCCCTGTTACCGTTGCGCCATCCGAATTAACATTAAGGCTGCTTACAACAGCAGTGGACGCAGAGGCTGCGCCAATAGGTGTTCCGTCAATAGAGCCACCATCAATGTCTACATTCTTGGCAGTCTCTACACTGAAGGGAAGCGTGATAAAACTTGATCCATCATATATCTTGGCTACATGATTCCCGGCACCGCCAGAGGTATCTATCCAGACCAGACCTTCAGCTATCGAAACTGCTGGTGCGCTAGACGATGTATGAATAGCGTTTACAGCTATGTCAACAGACGGGAAAGATTGCTTTACAGCCCTCTTAACTGTCCTTATCTGATCGTCACCCTCAGATACTGGATCACTGGCTGTCGGATCAGTTATCGACAGTTCATCAATATAATTCGCATTATCTAGGGCCATTACGGATACCCTCCTGTGTTCATAACCCTCAACTCAGAACCTGAGTGTCGGTCAAATATGTCTCTGTCTTGTAGGTCTTTCGCTACCCTCTCTAACAGGGAAGCCCATAGCTGAACCCTAGCATCATTCATGAGAAACGGCTCTGCTTCTAACAGCGCCCCATAAAGATAAACATCTGGGTTCTCTGTCAGCATGGATTCCGTAGTATTAGTTGTGGATAACGCATCTATCTTCTTGTAAAAAAGCATAGATGTCGTGTAGGCATCATCTGGAGATGGCCCCACTCTAATCTTCCTTGTTCCAGCATCAGAGAATAGCGTGAATGCTTGGGGCTTGCCAACTGTACTACCAGCCCACATCCTATTCATCATTTCTGGAGTAATGTAAGATAGCGCGACTATTGGATCAGTGGTCAAATGAAATTCCTTCATCCCCGTAAATCCAGTGGGAAGACTGTAATCTCTAGTACCATTAGCCATTGTAATAGCCGTACTCACATTCTCCATAAGGGATATACGCAGATTGCGATTCATCTTCGCTTCTGCCAAAGCTATAAACTCCGGTATCCTATCAGTTAAGTCATCACGATCTAACCAGTTAGCTACCGCAGTTTGTAATTCTGCGTACGTTCCAATAGCCATTAGGTTACATTACGCTTCGCAAAAAATACGTTCTGATTTAATATGGAATAGTTCCTTTGTGTGCGCCCTAAGACGCCATGTGCATATAACCACATAATTAAACCCTCGTTGGAGTCGTCCTGAAATATTTATTATCTGGATCGTTGAGATACTTCTTCATAAGATTATGATCTTTCTGTATCTCTCCGTTGGTTTCCTTCATCCACTGCTGCCAAACATTTAGCGGAATAGATGCAACCCTTACGCCTTCACCAGTTTTACCGGGAGTAAGCAAGTCCCCATAATCGTTATAGACTTTCTTATTCTCTTCCAGTATAGGTTCTACATCTTGGTATGTATTTATAGTAAACTCTTTCTCATCCGAACTTGAATGAAAAGTAGTGTGTAAATTATTTTGTTCCTTAACGCTCACTTTAAATGATACCTCTGGTTTTCGCCATTCACAATTTTCTCCATACGACCCTTTAGATCAGAAGACTTCTGCTCTAATGTTTGGGGTGATTTAGGAGCATTCTTTTTGGTGTTAGCTTTTCTTTGTGTTGCCATCGTTCTTCATAGCAGATTTTAACACTGCTTCAGCATTGGTGTTTAAAGTTCTATACTTCCGACCCATAAAACGATCTGTGCTAGAACTGCCCACAGTCTCCGTTTTCTGAGTTAGTCCATATTTCGGAAGACCCGGAAAACCTGAACCATTAGACATTTTAATTTCCTCCCTTCGAAAAGCCTTCCTTTCCGGCTTTCGAAACTTGTGCATCTATAGCACTATCAATACTTCCATTGTGCAGTGTATGGCCTAAAGCGTCATCCTTACCCGGCCCATACTTTTTAAGTTTGGGTTCACCTTCACTATAAGGGGGTGGATTCATATCAGGACCAATAGCTGTTGCACTGCCCTTGCTGGGCGGTTGCCCTATATTTGCCATCTTATTTCTCCTGTGAGGCAAAGCCCCCCGAAGGGGGCTAAACCAAACTAACTTAGATTGCGCTCTTGATCTGGCCGCTACCGGAACCATTCTTTGCACGCAAACCGTACTCAGCAATCAAAAGCTGTTTTACACTGTCACCAGATTTGGCGAGAGTTTCTGTACGGAAAGGACGCAGATAGTCGATAGACCAGAGATCGAAATCAATGATATCAACCTGACCAGCAGGTAGGAAGCGATCTGGCACAACCTTAAAGGTGCCAAAGTCAGTAACCAGAACATCCACTGCGTTCACAGCGGTAGCTGGCTTATCACTGGAACCAACATCTTTGTAAAGATCAGCAACCACAGAACCGCCAACCGAAGAGCTGGAGATAGTCTGTTTTACATCACTCTTACACAAGATGGTGTCAGGTGATCCACCCAAGTCCCAAATACGGGCAACACAGGTGTTGATCATCGCAAGCGTAATAGCTGTGTCAGCACCACCCGTACCTGCCTCTGTCGTGCCATCTGGGTAGGTCGTAGAACCATTGTTGGTTAAACCAGCGCCAGTAGAGGCCGCTATAACGGGTGAGGTTGAGCCACTATTTGTACCGATCCAAGTGGAAAAACAAGCGGTATTTCTAGCAGCACCAGAAGAGCCAGCCGACTTCACTGTACCTTCAAGCAACATAAACTCCATATCACGCTTCATTTCTTTGGCGCGTTTGGCAAGCTGATAAGCCTGTGAGGACTTACGCCCAGCGAAATCAACCGCTTCGGCAGTGCCAGATGTCTGGACCTGAGTTGCGGAGATTTGGGTGTAGTTGCTCAGACGGCGTGGCTCGGTAGCAGCAGTTGAGGTATAATCATTACCTTCAATCTGCAAATTACTGGCGGCCGCCTTTAACTCATCTGTCTGCCATTCAAACAGAGTATTATCACAAGAACCACGGCCACAACCATTTACAAATGGTGTGTCCATAGGACTTATGTTATAGATAATATTACTAAGGTCCTCTCTGACCCCTATGGCGCCATAGGTTTCCCTAGTATTCGTAGGAACTGCCATAGCATTTCCCTCCTTTAGTTAAAAGTCTACAAAATCCTCTAGCAGCGCAGTCGCATCATCAACGCGACCTGACTGCCGAAGTCGTTTCATTTGTGCAGTACGTTTTGACTTCGTGTTCTCCCCTGTAGATGCACCCTTACCGGAGCGAATAACCTTGGGCTTGTTCTTTAGCTTCTTAGACTTTACATCTGCATTCTGTAATTGGTCGTATTTTTGAGCCTTTAACAAGACCAATATAGAACGATGGTCGACCAGACTGTTAAGTTCTTCCTGACTAAACCCTTGATCTTTTGCATAAGATTGTAGGCTTGAAGAAAGTTCTTTTTTCTTATCTGAGTCACCCCACTCTGGAAGAGCCTCGATTAGCTTACCTGTTTCAGCTTGCACCATTTGATGGTGAGCCTTATTCATTTCGGCTTGCTGTGCTTGCAACGCTTGTTGCTGTTGGTATTGCATACCTTGAACTCTTTCCTGAGCTTCTCTATATTGTTCCCTAACGGTTACATATTCTATAGGGTCAGATTCCCTCAGTTCATTCCAATCTATATTGGAATATTTCTCTAACTCACTACCTTGATTGGAGATCATGTTGGTTAGAGCTTCCACATACTGCTGACGCTCTTGCTGAATCTGCTGTACTTCAGAGTTATACTGCTGTTGCAGTACCTCTATTTCCTTTCGATCATTAGCTACTTCCTGCGTCTTACGAGTGTAGTCGGATTGTCGGCTATAGCCGCTAAGAAGTTCGTCAAGGCTTACTGCTACCTCTTCACCATTTACGGTGACAGCATACAGTTCCTCTTCCTCTTCACCTTCCGGTTCCTCAGATTCTTCCTCAGATTCTTCTACTTCTTCCTCTTCGTCTTCCTCTTCGGTTTCCTCCTCAAATGATTCGTCTTCCGTTTCGGGTTGAGACTCTTCTTCCTCGGTAGGTTGTGCTTCCTCAGCTTCGGATTTTTCCTCTGGGATTTCCCCTTCGGTGTCCATTATACCAAGTAATGCTTCGTGCGCCTCGGCTATACTTCCTCCGGGCGCGGGGGGTGGCTGAACTCCAGCCGGTTGCGGGGCAGTTTGCGTATCCGCCATAATTAAATTCCTCTATCAGATGTATGGGTGTTGCTTTTCCATCACCTTGGCCATGTGTCCAGTTTCTACTATGGAGTTTATATGCCCATGGATTCTGTCAAGCAGTCGCATTGCAAGCCAGATAGACTCTCTGGCCTCCAAATCTGTTGAACCGCTATGACTCCAGCGATTCATTAAATCCTCTTTCAGTGTTTCAAATGCTTCATTTAAGAGCGGGTCATTTATTAGGGAGTGCGCTCTTCGCTCCCTTTCATCTGGTGTCATGTTCTACCTATAGCTACAGCGCGGTTCTGTTCGCGCTCAAGATTAATCTCCTGTTGTTTTAAGCTGCTGTCTATCTGTAACTTCTGATATTCCTGTTGAATCTTTTGGGCCTTAATCTGAACCTCTGCGGCTTTAATCTTCAACTCCTCTTGCTTTGTTTGTGCCTCCATCATCTTAGCCTGTTCATCAGGTGATGGTTGCTCATTTTGTTTCGGTGGCAATCTGGATGGGTCCGTCAAATAATCATCGACATTCTGGAATCCCATTGCTCTAACAAGTGAAGCGCCCAGATTGTACATATTCTGT